CGGTAAAGACTGGAGAGAGGATTGTCTAAACTCAGACATACAGGCTAGGGTAAAGCCTGACTGGTGTTGCGACATATCTAAGGTTCAATGGGGTGAGCTAGTAGAAACCCGGTTCGGACAGATCAAGATTAAGCCTGAGATGTTTGAAAAAATCGTCGCAAATGACGTTTTAGAGCATATTCCGGATTTAATTAGCGCCATGAGGAACTGCCGAGACTTACTTAAAGTCGGTGGTGAGTTTGTTATATCTGTACCTTATGAGCTAAGTCTGGGTGCTTGGCAAGATCCTACGCACGTACGTGCTTTTAACGAGAATAGCTGGCTGTACTATACCGAGTGGTGCTGGTATTTAGGTTGGGAATCTGGCTTTAGATTGGCAGAGCTTCAGTTTAAGTTGTCTGAATTAGGGTCAGAAATGTCTAAGACAGCCGCTTCTGATGAGGAAATCCTAAGAACTCCACGAGCTGTAGACTCAATGAAGGTGACATTGTGCAAGCTATAGTTATCTGTACGGTAAAGAATCCCGGCGTAACGATATTGCTTGAAAGCATTAAAGTTTATGCGCCTACGATGCCTGTGTACCTATTTGGCAACAGCTTAGATCTTTGGCACAAGGCTAAGAATATCCTGCCTAACTTGGTCTGGAGGCCGAATCAGGCTGATAACTTTGGCGATGCTTACAATACGGCAATAGATTATGCCTTTGAGCATGGACGTTATAACTCAGTCATTGTGTCTAACGATGACGTTGTTATAACACCTAGTGCCATAGATGTAATGAAGAATGATTCGGAAATTCTGGAATCAAACGGCGTAAATGTCGGATTCTTGGGTGCTAGATCGGACTATGTATTGCCTGACCAGAACATTAGATTTCCGGTAGAGGAAGATGAGCGAGTCGGATTAAAGTGGGAGAGCGAGTTTTACATTAAGCCCACAGGAGTCATAGCACCAATATTTGCTACCATTAGCAAGAAGGCATGGGATGTAGCTAAGTTCTCTAGCACGAATTGGTATTCCGATAATATAATATGCCATGACCTGCAAAAAGCAGGGTTTGAGCATTTCGTATCAAGGGCTTATGTTCATCACGCAGGAAGCCAGACAGTAGGAACAGACTTTGAGAAATGCCATGAAGAACCACGAGAGTGGATAAAGGCTAACAGACCGGATATATACGAGGCATTTTATGGCAACTCTTGAAGAAACGCTAAGGAAGCTAGGGTTAGCTACAGCTAGGGGTGTTCCTCAGTTAGCTACTGGTTTTGTCGATTTAGCGGCTTTGCCATTTACTATGACTGGGATGTTGAGGCCAGAGGAGGCAGTAGGCTCAACAGCTTACCTAACGTCTAAAGGTTTGTTGCCACCAGAGCAAAAAGGTTTACTAGGAGAAACAACAGAGCTTGTGTCTGGTGCATTAAACCCGGCTACAGCGGCTAAGGCTGCTTTGGCTAAGGGTGGATTACTTGGTGTTGCTGGCACTACATTTGGTGGCGGTCTCCAAAAAATGCGAGGAGAAGCAAAGTCATTGTCTGAAAAACAATTTTTAGATAAGTATGTTACACAGACTTTGCCAGAGCATTTAGGAGCAAAAAATCTACCTAAAGGAGTGAAATCTGGATCTCCTCATGATTATTTGCCGCCGGAACTATTAGAGCCAAGTGAGTGGGCAAGTTGGTCTGATCGGTCAATGAAAGGAACTAAAGAAAAAGTCGCTGAGTTTCGCTCGGCTATGAAAAAGGGTGATGTGTTCCCGCCTGTTTTAATACATACAAGAAAAGGTGAGTTTCCGTCAGTAGAGGATGGCCATCATAGGATGGCTGCATACTTAGACGAAGGTGTAAGAAGAGTGCCAATTTCTTTAGACATAGATTCTTTGATAAAAATTTGGAAAGAAGAAAATAAAAGTCTTAAAAAAGTTAGCGAAATTTATCAAGAGTATAAAAAAACATTAACAAAATAATAAGCATGACACCTGAAAGGTAATGCAAATGCAAATTAAGCAAGTAAAAGTAGAGTCTTTAATCCCATACGCTAGAAATAGCCGCACACATTCTGACGCTCAAGTAGCTCAAATTGCAGCCAGCATCAAAGAGTTTGGCTGGACTAACCCAATATTAGTAGACGGAACGAACGGAATAATTGCTGGTCATGGCAGGTTATTAGCTGCTCGAAAGCTAGGATATACCGAGGTTCCTGTAATTGAGCTAGAGAATATGACCGAGAGCCAGAAGAAGGCTTACGTTATTGCTGACAATCAACTAGCTATGAATGCAGGTTGGGATGCGTCAATGCTTACGCTAGAGTTGGGTGACTTAAAGGAAGCTGGATTTAGCTTAGACATTCTTGGCTTTGATCCAAAAGAGTTAGATACCTTGCTTGAGCCTGAACAGGTAGACGGATTGACGGACGAGGACGCTGTTCCTGATATACCAGAGGAGCCGGTTACTAAGCTAGGTGACATATATCAGCTAGGCAACCATAGGTTAATGTGTGGAGATTCGTGCAGCATTTCAGATATGGAAAAACTATGTGATGGTCAGCCGGTAGATATGTGGCTAACAGACCCTCCATATAATGTGGCGTATGAGGGCGGCACAGGATTAACCATAAAAAATGATGATATGGGCGATGATCAATTTCGCCAATTTTTGCGTGATGCGTATGTTGCTGCCGATGTTGTTATGAAGCAAGGAGCTGTATTTTATATTTGGCATGCAGATTCAGAGGGATATAACTTTCGTGGCGCGGCAAAAGATGCCGGTTGGAAGGTTCGTCAATGCCTAATATGGAAAAAATCTAGTTTGGTAATGGGAAGGCAGGATTACCACTGGAGACATGAGCCTTGTCTTTATGGATGGAAAGAAGGCGCAGGGCATTTATGGGCAGCTGATCGTAAGCAAACTACTATCCTTGAGTTTGATAAGCCTTTGCGTAATGGTGAGCATCCAACAATGAAGCCTGTGGCGTTGTTTGAATATCAAATGCTAAACAATACAAAGGGTGGTGATATTGTGCTTGATTCATTTGGTGGTAGCGGAACTACTATGTTGGCGGCAGAAAAGAATGGTCGTTATGCTAGGCTAATGGAACTAGATCCTAAATACTGTGATGTAATAGTAAAGAGATGGGAAGACTTCACAGGCAAAAAGGCTGTATTATTGACTAATGATTAACATTTCCCCTTAATAAAATGAATGAACATATTGCAACAGATGAAAACAAGCGATTAGTCGAAACATCGGCTGGATTAGGCTTGCCTCATGAGCAGATAGGGGCGTTGATTGGTATAGACGATAAGACGCTGCGTAAGCATTACCGAACGGAACTAGATTTGGGTAAGGCTAAAGCTAGCGCACAGATAGCCAAGACGCTGTTTAACAAGGCTCAAGGTGGGGATACGACTGCATTGATCTGGTGGACTAAGGCTCAGATGAAGTGGGCTGAGACACAGAAGCAGGAGTTATCCGGGCCAGACGGTGGCGCTCAAATACACCAAGTCACATGGCAGAAGTAATCGAGATTGCTTATAAGCCAAGGGATCAGCAGCTAAAGATCCATGAGGCAGTAGATAACCACAGGTTTACGGTTGTAGTGGCTCATCGTCGTATGGGCAAGACTGTAAGCGCTATTAACCATCTGATAAAGGCCGCCATTGAGTGCAAGAAACCTAATCCTCGGTTCGCCTATATTGCTCCTACATACGCTCAATCTAAGCGTGTCGCTTGGGACTATCTGCTGGAGTTCACTCGTCCTCTGGGAGCTACTGCAAACATCTCGGAGCTACGGGTTGACTTCTGGGGAAGAAGGATTAGTCTTTATGGTTCTGATAACGCTGACTCTCTCCGTGGCCAGTACTTTGATGGTGTCGTACTGGATGAGATCGGAGATCAGAATCCTAAGATCTGGAACGAGGTCATCAGGCCAGCGCTAGCAGACCGCAACACTGATGATGAGCCTACGTGGTGTCTCTTTATTGGTACGCCTAAGGGTAAGAACCATTTTGCTGACTTTAGGGATCGCGCACAGACAGCGGAAGGATGGGCGTTACTTGAGTTCAGAGCCAGCGAGACAGGGATTCTTAACGAGAAAGAACTCTGGGGCGCTCGTAAGGAGATGGGCGAAGACAAGTACGCTCAGGAGTTTGAGTGTTCCTTTAACGCAGCAGTTGAGGGAAGTTACTATGGTCAGATTATTAACGATCTCGAAGCCAAGTCTAGGATCACGACTATTGACCGGGATGACCTTTGCAAGTCTTTTGTTGCTTGGGATCTTGGTATGGGCGATTCTACTTGTCTATGGGTGGCTCAGTTGGCTGGCAAAGAAGTGCGGCTTATCGACTGCATCGAGAATCACGGAGTCGGTCTGGACTGGTATGTATCATGGCTCAGGGAAAACAAGTACGAAGGCTTTGCACAGATACTGCCGCACGATGTGGAAGTAAGGGAGCTAGGCACAGGTAAGAGCCGTAAGGAGGTTCTTAACGAGGCTGGTCTTGAGATAACAGTAGCGCCTAGACTGTCTGTAGCCGATGGAATACAAGCTGTCAGACGCTTGCTCCCACGTTGCTGGTTTGACCACAAAACCAAGGCTGGCTTAGACGCTATACGCAACTACCGTAGGGAATATAACGAGAAGCAGCAGGTCTTTTACGATAAACCTCTCCACGACTGGTCTAGCCATTACTCAGATGCCTTCAGATACTTAGCAATAGGGCTTGACGAGAGCGACAGTTCGTGGTCTTCAGACTTGCCTATTAACGCAAAATGGGTTGTATAATAAGCAAAATTCCTGTAAGGGCTTGCTATGAAGATGGATGAAGGCCAGATCAAGAGTATCGTCGAATCTGAGATTGATGACTCTATCGGATACATTGAGACAGAAACCGTTGAGGAGCGTCGTAAGGCGCTTGATTACTATCTCCGCAATCCGTATGGTAACGAGGTAGAAGGTCGCAGCCAGATCGTCACTGGCGAGGTAGCTGAGGCTATCGATGGTGCATTGCCACAACTTATCCGTGTCTTTACGACAACAGAGGATATTGTCTACTTTGAGCCTAAGACTGCTGAAGATGAGGAGTCTGCTAAACAGGCTACTGACTACTGCAACTGGGTGTTCTACCGTGAGAACGAAGGTCTACTTATCCTGCATAACTGGTTTAAGGATGCCCTGCTTGAGAAGGTTGGTATCGTTAAGTCGTATTGGGATGCCCAAGAAGATGTTATTAAAGAGAAATACCAGAGCCTGACTGAAGATGAGTTGGTCATGTTGCTGTCTGATGAGTCTCTTACCGTCGTAAGCCAGAAGGTCGAGATGATCCCTGCTGGTATGGATATGATGGGTATGCCTATTGAGGCTCCATCGTATGACGTTACGGTCAAGCGCTCAAACAAGAGTGGTTCTGTACGGATTGAGAACGTACCTCCGGAGGAGTTCCTGATTTCCAAGGCGGCTAGGACAATCGAGGACTCCCCTTTTGTAGCTCATCGCAAGCTCATGCAGCGGTCAGAATTGATTGCAATGGGCTACGACAAAGACATCGTAAATGAGCTACCTTCTTATGATGATCTAAGTTTCTCTGCCGAGCGTGTTGCTCGTTTTGATAACGGAGAACAGCCAGATCAGACTCAGTCCCTTGACCATTCTATGCAGACGGTTGAGGTATACGAGTGCTATATACGCATTGACGAGAACGATGACGGTATCGCTGAGTTGCGTAGGATTGTTTATTGCGGATCGGAAATACTAGAAGATGAAGACTGCGACTATGTTCCGTTCCATAGCATCTGCCCTATCCCAATTCCGCACAAGTTCTTCGGTCAGTCTCTGGCAGATAGGACTATGGACATCCAGCTTATCAAGTCCACTATTACTCGTCAGTCTCTCGATAATCTTTACCTAACGAATAACAATCGGGTTGGCGCTGTAGATGGTCAGGTGAACTTGGATGACCTGCTTAACGCTACTCCCGGCGGTATTGTCCGCTTGAAGAATCCTAACGCTTTGGTTCCGCTTCAGGTTCAGTCTACCTTTGGTCAGGCTATGCCAATGCTGGAGTACATGGATGCGGTACAGGCCAAGCGTACTGGTGTTAGCGACGCACAACAAGGTCTTGATCCAGACATTCTGTCTAACGTAACAGCGGCTGCGGTTGCTGCAATGATGAAGTCTAACTCTGGCAAGCTGGAGTTGATTGCTCGTATCTTTGCTGAGACAGGCGTTAAGAGTCTGTTTAGAGGCATTCTGCATCTGTTGGGCAAGTATCAGGATAAGCCTAAGATCGTCCGTATGCGTGGCAAGTACGTGCAGTTTGACCCTCGCACATGGGCTAATGAGTACGATGTATCCGTTAATGTTGGTCTGGGTTCAGGTGACCGGGATCAGAAGCTAACGATGCTTCAGATGGTGCTTGCCAAGCAGGAGCAGATCATCCAGCAGTATGGCCCATCTAATCCGCTTGTTTCTGTTGGTCAATACCGTAACACGTTAGCAAAGTTCATTGAGGCTGCTGGTTTCAAGGATGCTAATGCGTTTATGAACGAGATTACTCCTGAGATGGATGCTCAGTTGTCGCAGCCACAGCCACCTGCGCCAGATCAACAGGCAGAAGTGGCGCAGTTGTTGGCGCAGGTAGAGCGTGAGAAGACACAGGCTAAGGCGCAGATTGATGCTGCTAAGTTGGATCTAGAACGTCAGAATCTAGAGGCTGAATATACTCGTAAGGGTATAGAGATGCAGATGAAGAACCAGAAGGATCAAGCTGACATTCGCATTAAAGAAGCGCAGTTAGCAGTTCAGCAATTGCAAGCAGTCTTGGCAATGGACTTGGCTGATGAGGATAGCCGTAACCGTCAGGCTGAGATTGTCTTGAAGGCTATTAAAGAGTTAGGGAGTCTGACAGGTGGATAAGGCACAGTGGGCGCTTAACCTGCTTAGAGAGCCAATGTTCCAAGAGATGATGGAAGATCTCAGAGGAACTGAGCTTAATAAAATTGTAAGTAGTACCTATGGGGAGATAGAGATCCGTGAAGAAGCTTACGCACGTATTAGAGTACTGGAATCAATTGAAGCTCACATTGAAAGCATGGCTGCTCAAAAGATGATGGACGAAAAAAGGATTAAGATTTTGTAACCCGAATCGGGCGGTTCCCGATATAATTTAGGAAACAACATACATGAGCGATACTCCAAACACGACTCCTGAGGGAAGTGGAGAGTTGACGGTAGAAGGTGCAGCTAACGCTTTCTTGAGCATGATGAATCGAGAAGATGGCTCCGAACAGGAACAACCAGAATCCGCTTCAGAAGCTAACGAAAGCGAGGCCGAATCTGATGAGTCTTATGACGAGTCAGAGGTAGAACAAGAAGATGACGATGGTGAGCAAGAGGAACCTCAGACGTATCGTGTCAAAGCCGCTGGCGAAGACAAAGAGGTAACCCTTGATGAGCTTATCAAGTCTTATCAACTTGGCACGGATTACACCAAGAAATCGCAAGCCGTAGCTGAAGAACGCAAGGCGGTTGAGGCCGAACGTCATGCAGTTCAAGAAGCCAAGGCATTGCGCGATCAATACGCGCAGCAGTTGGGGATCATCGAGCAGATGTTGAACCAGCCGCAACAAGCAGAGGATTTGGATTACCTGAAAGAGACTGATCCTATCGGTTATGCCGTAAAGGTCGCAGAATTGTCTCAGAAGGAGAAGCAGTTAGCACAGGTTCGCGCTCAACGAGAGATGATCTCTCAGCAGCAAGAATATGACAGGCAGCAACAGATGAGGCAAATGATAGCCACTGAATCTGAGAAGCTAGTTTCTGTGTTACCTGAGTTTGCTGATCCGTCTAAGGGCGAAGTAATCCGTAAGGACATTCGCACATACGGTAAGCAGATGGGATTCTCTGATGATGAACTGGCTAACGTATTTGATTCACGAGCCGTTCTGACGTTATACAAGGCTATGCAGTACGACAAGTTACAGTCTGCAAAGCCGGGGATTACTAAGAAGGTTGCAGAGGCTCCGAAGGCTATCAAGCCGGGAGTATCTAAGCCGAGGGATAGTAATTCTGAGGAAATTAGGAAACTGAAGTCACGGGCTAAATCCACTGGTAGTGTTAAGGATGCAGCTAGTGTATTTGAACGCTTTTTATAAGGAATTAAATCATGGCAATTTATAACGCCTACGACGCAATCGGTCAGCGCGAAGATTTGACCGACGTAATCTATGACATCTCGCCTACCGAGACTCCATTCATGTCTTCGATTGGCAAGACCAAAGCTACGGCTGTTTACCACGAGTGGCAGACCGACAGCCTTGCAGCCGCTACTACCAATAACGCTGCTGTTGAAGGTGCTGATGCTTCGGACGCAACTCTGTCACCTACTACTCGTCTTGGTAACTACACCCAGATCCTGCAAAAGACTATCAAAGTCTCTGGCACTCTGGATGCAGTGAACAAAGCTGGTCGTAAGTCGGAAAAGGCTTACCAGTTGGCTAAGGCTTCGCAAGAACTGAAGCGCGATCTGGAAACCATCCTGCTGTCGAATCAAGGTCGTTCGGCTGGTTCGTCTAACTCGTCTGCTCGTAAGATGGGTTCGCTGTTGTCTTGGATCAAGACTAACTCGTCTGTTCAGACTAACGGTGGCGATCCTACGACTATCGGTGTTTCGACTCGTACTGACGGCAATACCCGTACCTTTACCGAAGCTCTGCTGAAGGAAGTTGTGGCTGAAGTGTTTACTTCGGGTGGTTCGCCTAAGGTTCTGATGGTTGGCCCATCTGGTAAGCAGAAGGTTTCTAGCTTCACTGGTATCGGCGAGACTCGTTTCAACGTTACAGGTGCAAAGCCTTCGACAATCATTGGCGCTGCTGACATCTACGTGTCTGACTTCGGCAATATGTCGGTTGTTCCTAACCGATTCATGCGTACCCGCGATGCTCTGGTGCTTGATCCTGAGTACGCTGCTCTGGCCTATCTGCGTCCTTTCCAGACTATCGAACTGGCGAAAGCTGGCGATGCTGACAAGACTCAGGTTCTGGTTGAAGTTACGCTGGAAGTTAAGAACGAAGCAGCGCATGGCATTGTTGCAGATCTGAACATGGCTCTGTAACGGATGTTTATATATGCCCCTAGGGATTCGTCTCTAGGGGTACTTATGAGGATTTATGGACTATAGACAACAGGTTGTACATTCGGACGGTGATGGCGGTATTATCATCGAGACTAAACAGGATGTTACTGAGATACTTGAAAGTAACAAACAAATTCTGGAGGCAGACAAGCAAAGAACCGGAAATCTTAATGAATTGCACCATGTAGCTCGTATTCCTTTTACGGTCATTGATGACTTGAATAAGAAGGGGATAATGAAGGGCTTTGCAATAGTAGATGATGCGGCTTTTGCGAGTTGGCTTAATAGTTCCGATAATGCACAATGGAAAGTCTATAGGGGGACAGTATGATCGTAGGTGCTTGCGTACCAGCTAGGGATGAAGTTCACACATCGTTTGCTTTTGATTTCGCCAAGATGGTTGGCAGGGATTCAAGGCATAGATGCTCTAAAGAAGGTAATGGTCTAAAGCTCTATACGATGGCAGGAACGCTGATATTCGATCAAAGAGAGAAGCTAGTAGATGCTGCTCTTGCTGAAGGATGTGATGCGATTCTGTTTATTGATTCTGATATGCGGTTTCCGTCTGACACTATTGATATTTTGTTAAGCCGTGATGTGCCGATTGTTGGAGTTAATGCAGTAACAAGACGTAAGCCGACACTGCCGACTGCGTTGAATCTAAAGATCGAGAAGGATGAGAATGGCAAGATTATTCGTCATGCTTGGCATAAGATAGATTCAATGGATAAAGAGGGCATAGAGCCTGTTACAGCGGTTGGTTTTGGTGTTGTGATGATCCGTAAGGAAGTCTTTGAGAAGGTTCCTAAGCCTTGGTTTGATGTGGGTTGGGGATCTAAGGGCATCATTGGCGAGGATGTGCATTTCTGCATCAAAGCCTTGGATGCTGGCATTCAAACTTACGTAGATCATAGTTTATCTAAGCATATTGGTCACATTGGTACGTATGAGTATCGATGGGATGATGTAGAGGATGGCGCTATAGAGGCGCACAATAACGGGAAATAGACATGGCATTTACGAGCTACAGTGACCTAAAGACTACGATAGCGAACTACCTAGCTCGTAGTGATCTAACCTCAGTTATCCCTGACTTTATCCGGTTGGCTGAGGAGCGTTTACGTCGTGATCTGAGAACCCGGCAGATGTTGGTCGTTGCTACGGCTGACACTGTTGGTGGTGACTCTACGGTTGGTCTGCCTACAGACTTCCTAGAGATGCGTGATATTCACCTTAATACGATTCCTATCGCTTCTTTGGCTTACGAGGCTCCTAACGCTTTTTACTCTAACACTAGAGCTACCCAAGCTGGTCTGCCTACTACCTATACAGTATTGGCTTCAGAGCTGCAATTCTCGCCTATCCCTGACGCTGTATACACGGCTCAGATGCTGTATTACGCCAAGCCTACGCTATTGAGTGATAGCAATACTAGCAATGTATTCTTGGCTAATTTCCCTGATGCGTTGCTGTACGCTGCTTTGGGTGAGGCTGAACCGTATCTAATGAATGACGCTAGATTGCAGGTATGGGCATCGTTGTATGACCGTTCTATAGCGTCTATTTCTACTGCTGACCAGTCTAGTGAGTACAGTGGCCAGCCTATGTCTATGTCTTATAACGTGAGGTAAATCATGGCAGAAATGTCAAACTATCTTGAGAATGCGCTGATTAACGCTACTCTCCGTAACACCAGCTACACAAGCCCTTCAGTCGTTTATCTGGGTTTGTATACATCTGATCCTACTGATGCGGATACTGGCACAGAAGTCTCTGGCGGCTCTTATGCTCGTCAGGCTGTGACTTTTGGCGCTCCTAGTAATGGCGTTAGCACCAACAGCGCTGCAATCGAGTTTCCACAAGCTACAGGAACATGGGGAACAGTTGGCTGGATCGGTATTGAGGACGCATCAACTGGTGGTAACTTGCTGTATCACACTGCTTTGGATGCATCTAAGACGATTGCAACTGGCGATATTTTCAAGATTGCAATTGGTAGCCTGAGCGTGACTTTGGCATAAAGGATAAATAATGCCTTTAGTCGTTAAAGACAGGATAAAAGAGACTAGTACCACTTCTGGTACAGGTACTCTGACATTAGCTGGTGCTTCTGCTGGATTCCGTTCGTTTGCAGACATTGGCAATGGTAATACCACGTACTACGCTATTGTTGATGCGACTGCTGGCACTTGGGAAGTCGGTATCGGTACGTATACGTCTTCAGGTACTACGCTCTCTCGTACTACGATTCTATCCAATAGCTCAGGCACTACGTCAGCGATTAACTTTGCAGCCAATAGCAAGGAAGTATTCGTAACGTATCCTGCTTCTAAGGCTGTTTATGGCGATGAATCAGATGTGGCCTATGACCTGCATTTTGCGGCTTCTAACGGCATCTTCCTGAGCAACCAGACGATTAATACGACTATGACGTTTCCTACTGGATACGACGGTATTAGTGGCAGAAATACAACTATAGCTAGTGGGGTGACGGTTACTGTGCCTTCTGGCGCAACGTGGACTATTGTCTAAATGTTTGGGATTAGCACTTTTGCTCAGTCTCCGTTTTCGTCATTAGGTGGATCGACGTTATTCGGTGCTGCTAGCATAGATGCAACTGCTACGGTATCTGCTGACGGTATACGGCAAAGGATGGCGGCAGGATCAATTAGCTGTGCTGCTACGGTAGCTGCTAATGGCGGTATCTTAAATTTTGGTGTTGGAACAATATTTTGCAATGCAACAGTAACTGCTGATGGCGTAGCAATATTCAGTGGTGTAGCGGCGGTAAATGCAACTGCTACTGTTAGTGCTAATGCAACAAGAGTACAATTTGGTAATGCTGTAATAAATGGTACAGCAACGGTTACAGCAACCGGTATTAGGATTCTATCTGGTGCTGGATCTATCACTGGTACTGCGACAGTTAGCGCCATTGGTGGTGTTGTTTATGAAGGCAATGCGTCGGTTAATGGGATTGCTACAGTAACTTGTAATGGTAATGCGATATTCTCAGGCATTGGTTACGTTAATGCTCTGGCAACAGTGGTTGCAAATGGTCAGATAATTGGTGAGGAGTGGTCGGATTTAACTCCTGAAGAAACTAATTGGACTGAGCAATCGGCAGGTAGTAATACATGGACGAATGTAGGAACAAGTAGTGACACATGGACAGAGGTTCCTGCCGGGTCAAATACTTGGACGAATGTAAACGCAGGTTCTGATAATTGGATGAGGCAATAAGATGCCAATGACATTTGACGGTAACGGCACGATTACAGGACTATCGGCAGGTGGTCTGCCTGACAGTTCTATTGTTACTGCTGACATTGCTAATGCTGCAATTACTGCGGCTAAGATGAGTGGCGCTCAAAATGGATCTGCTCCTATCTATGGCGCTAGAGCTTGGGTTAATTTTAACGGTACAGGTACGGTTGCAATCAGAGCTTCGGGTAACGTGAGTTCTATTACGGACAATGGAACTGGAGATTACACAGTCAACTTTACTACTGCTATGGCTGATGCAAATTATGCGCCTATTATTGCAAACTCAAAAAGTCCTGATGTAAATTTTGTGGGCATTAACACTAATAACAGTACAGGAACTGACGTTGCTCCAACGACTACAACTTGTAGAATTGCATTTGGTACTTATGCAATTGGCCCTAAAGATCCAACATATATTTCGTTTGCAGTCTTACGTTAAAGGACAACCAATGAATAGCAAACCCTTACGTAATGCTTTGATGATTGGTTAACTATGTCATTGAAACTAAATTCATCTGGTGGTGGTAGCGTACTGTTGCAGGAGCCCAGTACGGCTTCTAACCGCACCTTAACTCTGCCTGATGCTGATGGTACAGTTATCTATTCAGATGCCTCTGCTAATCTGCAATTTAACTCAGGTTACGGCTCAGTAGCCACAGCCTACGGTTGCAGAGCATGGGTCAACTTTAACGGCACAGGTACAGTCGCTATTCGTGCTAGTGGTAACGTTACATCAATTACTGACAATGCTACTGGCGAA